GATAGTACTGGTTAGTCTTAGCAGTTGCCAGACCATCAGCAGGTGTATTTCCAACAAATGGGTTAGAGACCATGCCGTAGCGAGTCTTAAATCCAATTTTTGGCTGGAAAGTATCTTCACCAACCGCACGTACCATTGTGAGTGGAACGTATGGGCAGTAGAAGAGACCTGCATCGTATGGGTTTGTACCTTTATAACCGACGTTGACATAGTCAGCAACGGCATATGGGTCAATGTATACACGCATGCGACCATTCAATACACCAGCAAAGGTGTTGCCTGTGTCATCAACCTGAAGGTTGGTTGACATTGCAGGTGAGTAATCGAGCATACCTGAAGCAGAAAGAACAGAGGCCACATCAGATGAACAAATCATAAAGTTACCTTTACCGCGGCGTGTTTCTTTAGCAATGATGTTTGCTTCACGCTCGATTTGTACGATTAGACCTTTGAACTTTTCTACAGACCAACGGCCATCAGCATCTGTTGACAGATTAAAGATACCATTTACTGCAGTGTTTGAAGTACCTGCACCAGTTTTTGCTTGTGCATTAACAGTCCGGATAACTTCACGGTTGATTTCAGCCATGATCTCAGTTGAGAGAATGTTAGCCAGTTCTGTTTCAGCATCCAGGCCATGAATAGCTTTCAAGTCCTGAGCCAGTTCCAGTGAGTATTCAGCTTTCAGTGCACGTGACTTGGCAGTGACTGTAGCTTTCTCAATGGTGAAGCCCATTTCTGCAAAGTCTTGTGAACCTGCAGAACCAAGAGCTTCAGCCTCTGGAGTTGTATATGGATCGCCAGCATATGGACCTGTACGATTGTTTTCCAGAGATGAGTCAGATGCACCTGATGAATCAGTCAGACCAGACAGACCTGATGGACCAGCAGTACCGTTACCGGTTGTAGCTGAATCACCAGAGAAACCAACGGCAGCTTCACTGAAGAGAGCTTCATCACCGGCAGATACACCAGCTTTGGTTGTTTCATAGCGTGACTTCATTGCAAAGATCAAGCCTGTTGGACCTGACATTGGCTGAACGCCACACATGTCATAGGCCATCAGATTTGGCATTGCACGACGTACGAGGGCAATCAGTACTGGATTCCAGTTAGCAACATTGCCACTTGCTACAGAGTTAGTAGGAGCAGCTTCTGTGATCATTGCTTCTTCAGCAAAAGCTCTTTCCTGGTTTTCTAGAATTGCTGCAGTAACAGCTTTTCTGTGATGATCTGTAATGGTGCCCGCTGATTCTTCGTTCAGTACCGGTGCCCATTTTTCGATCAACTTATCGTATGATACTTGCATTGTTTTGGACTCCCAAATTATTTGTTAGTTTTTTGGATTGCAGAGAGATACTGAGCCATATTTGAAGATTCAACTACTGGTGTATCATCACCATCTTCCTCTTCAATGTCAGCGGACTCAGTTACTTTTTTGGTAAAGTATGATTCTTTTACAGTAGCAACTTTCGCAGAGAAAGCTTCTTCTGATTCAAAGTCCATATCTTCTACCAAATCTTTGAGTTTCTCAATTTGTGTTTCAGCAAGACCTGAAGCATGTTCACGGATAATTTTATCACGCTTCAATACTTCCAACTCTTCCTGCATTGAGATAGCTTTACCGGTTGTTTCATTCAAGGCTGCTTCCAACTCTTGAACTTCTTCAGCCAGTTCGTCAACTAGGTCAACCTTTGATTCTGGAACCTCGATATAAGACTCAGTGAATAGATCCTTAAGGCTATTCATGAACTTTTCGGCGATTTCAGTTCTCAGGCCAGATTGAACGGCAAGTTTATTTTCTTCCATCCAATTCTCAACTACGTAGTTAAGATAGCTGTCGACTTTTTCAACAAGTTCAGCTTTGGTAGATTCAACTTCCTCTGCCAATTCCTCGTTGTATTTTTCTTCCAAACGATCAATTTCTTCTGCAAGCTTAGATTTAATAGCTGCTTCGAAAATGATCTCGGCCTTTTCTTTGAACTCTTCTGAGAGAGTTGCTTCTTCGGCAACCAAGGCATTTAGGTCTTGGCTAAAATCTGCATTGTAATCAATTTCAGCAGGTGTTCCCACAACTGCGTCATCTGATACATCAACATCTTCTGCCATGATTTTACCATACATGTTTGCCAGGTCTTCTTTTTTCATACCTGCCATTTTCATGTATGCTGCATTGATCATACCTGCCTTTGTGCTTGGAGCTTTAGGCATTGGATCTTGCTTTGTATTATCACCTTTACGCTTTGGAGCAGTCTTACCAGCATTTTCAGCTTTATCTACTGATGCGATAGACTGTGCCTCTGCATTTTTAGGATCGTGAGCTTCTTCCACGACATCGTTGTCATCATGGAGGTCAACTTCCTGATCTTCAATCATTTGATCTTCAGTCATTATTGACTCCTTTTATTTAGTTTTGAGCAACGAGAGGAAATTCTTAAACTCACGAACCTGTGTCTCATAGAGATCGGCACGCGGAGCTTTCTTAATTTCAGTCTCTATCTTTTCAATTGCCTGAGCTTCAATGATGCCATTATTCCAAACCCATTCAACACCTTCCATAACTCCATTAACAAATGCGCTAGGTGCAGATGGATCCTGAACAATATCTACTGCATTGAGTAGAAAGTCTGGTTTTACAACCATTGTTCCACCACGATTTTCAAGGCTTCCCATACCACGAGTTGATACGCCTAGTTTGACTCCTCCATCTAACAAACCTTTTACAATTTGTCCCATAGGAGTTTCCAAAATAGTCGCTTTGCCCACAACATCATTACCCGACCAAGTCAGTGATTCGATTTTGTGGGAAACTTTATCTAAATTAACGGTCGGACCTTCAGGGTGATTTAATTCACCAACAGCACGTCCTTTGGCAACTTGATCGGTAACATATTTGTCAACTGCACCTTCCATTACCATACGTGGATATATACGACCGTTACGATTCTTTTGTTCGGCTGACATGAACACACCTTCGATGGCGTATTTTTTGCCGCCATCCTTGGTAGCTTCTGTAACAACTTCCAATTGATCTTCAGTATATTCAGCAATCAGCTTCATTTTTTTAATACCTTTACAAACTCTGTTGCCGCTTTTTCAGCCTCTCGTTTGGTTTTATAAAGATCTAATCTGTCGCCATCAATATAGGCAACAAATCCATTTCTTTCTTTATAAACCATAACCTGAATTCTACCTAATTTTTTATTGACCACAACCTGGCCTTCAGGTTTCCTTCCGGTTAATTCTCTTAACTGAAAAAACTTTTTCATTTTTGTAATACTATTTATAAAAATTAATTCTTTTATTATTCTAATTCTTCGTCGTTATCTTCGACTTCATCATCTTCCTCATCATCCTCTTCGTC